ATAACCAAAAAGTATGGGCTGGTCTAAAGTTAACTAATGATCAATTAGTTGCAACTGATGCTAACCAAGTATTTTTTAAATATCAAACAGATGCAACAAACAGTGAAGCTTTTACTGATTTTGCTAAGTGGCATTTTGTTCACAGTATTGGTGGAACTGACTATATTAGTAGATTACCAATTACTGTTGCAGCAGACACGGCATATCATTTCAAAATTAAAATTGATAGTGATAGAAAAGCGACTATTTTTGTAAATGGTATACAGTATAATGTTACTGAAACTTCAGGTTCTACAGGCGGTACTGCAGTAACAGCAGTTCAACCTGGTAAACAAGTTGTAACAACAGCTGCTTTAACTGATGATGTGGATTTAATTCCATACATTGGTATTGAAGCAGGTGCGGCAGCAGCTGAAGCAGTAAACGTACACTACCAATCAATGAGTAGACACGTTTTTGAATAATAAATAACTTTAATTAGAGCGGGGCTTTGGCCCCGTTCTCTAACAGGAGAAAAAATGGCAGACGCAGTAACAAGTCAAACAATAATTGACACAGATAAAAGAGCAGTAATTAAACTTACTAACATATCAGATGGAACAGGTGAAAGTTCTGTAAAAAAAGTTGATGTTTCAGCTTTAAACGCACGATCAGTTGATTCAGCTGCTTGTTCTAGGGTTACAATTGATCAGGTTTGGTATGACATTGGAGGATTAAGAGCAGCATTAGAATTTGATGCAACTTCAAACGTTGTAGGTCTAGTTCTAGGTGGAAGTGCAGCAGCAGGTAATGTTTCAGGACACTGGGACTATAGATCATTTGGTGGAATTAAAAATAATGCTGGCAGTGGAATTACTGGTGATATTGATTTGACAACACATGGTCACACGAATCACGATCATTACACTATAGTATTAGAGTTAAGAAAATCGTATTAGGGAGGTAACTGATGGCCAATACAACTTCCGGCACAGTTACTTTTGATAAAACTTTTGCTGTAGATGATTTAATAGCAGAAGCATACGAGAGAATAGGCTCACAAGTAACTTCTGGATATCAATTAAAAACGGCAAGACGTTCTTTAAACATAATGTTTCAAGAATGGGGCAACAGAGGTTTGCACTATTGGGAAATAGCCGAAAGTAATATTGATTTAATTGAAGGACAAGCTGAGTATACTTTTTACAGAGCCAGTGGAGATGGCACAAGTTCTGGCACAAATGCAACATCAAATGTTTATGGAGTTGCTGATATTTTAGAAGCTACACTTAGAACAGATAGAACATCTACTTCACAAGCAGATCAAGCTTTAACAAAAATAGACAGATCAACATATTCTGCATTATCTAATAAATTATCTAAAGGAACACCCTCACAATATTTTGTTCAAAGGTTTGTTGATAAAACAACATTAACAGTTTATCCAACAGCGGATTCATCTAATGCATCAAAAGACTTACATTTTTATTATGTAAAAAGAATACAAGATGCAGATTCAACTTACACAGATGCAACAGATGTACCATTTAGATTTGTACCTTGTATGGTATCAGGACTTGCATTTTATTTAGCACAAAAGTTTGCACCAGATAGAATTCAAGCTATGAAACTTTATTATGAAGATGAACTAGCAAGAGCATTATCAGAAGATGGTTCTTCTACTAGTGTTCATATAACCCCTAAAACTTATTATCCAGGAGCATAATGGCAAGAGGAAAATATTCAAAAGCAATATCAGACAGATCAGGAATGGAGTTTCCATATAATGAAATGATGAAAGAATGGAATGGTTCTTTTGTACATAGGTCTGAATATGAAAAAAAACACCCACAACTAGAGTTAAGAACAAGAGGTGGAGATGCAGAAGGTTTACTTAATGCTAGACCAGATAGAACCGAAAATGAAGTAATTGCAATATTAAGACCTAATCCTTTTGAAACTATTGCAGCTAGTTCTGGCATAATAAACGTATTTGAAAAATCACATGGAAGATCAACAGGAGACACAGTTAGATTTAGAGGAGCTCCTTCAACTTCAGCATCATTTAACAATCCAACAAACTTTGACGGAGTTACGGGAGCTAATGTGGCAAAATCTGCTGGCTACTCGATTACAGTTGGCAAACGAGATTCAAGCGGAAATATTACTAACACAGATGATTTCTATCACTTTACTGTAGACACAAACACTGCTACAAGTGGAGGAGTATCAGGAGGAGGCAATAATTGCTCGGCTGGTCCGGCAACGTTGACGGCATAATATGGCAGGATTAAGTGCATCAGGATTGAAAACACAAATAAGAAGTTACACAGAAGTTACTTCTACAGTGCTATCAGATAGTGTTTTAGAAAACATTATTTTAAATGCACAATACAGAATTTTTAGAGATATTCCTGTTGATGCTGACAGAAAAACATCTACAGGTAATTTTACGTCTGGAACAGGCACTGTAACAGTTCCTGCAGGAGCTGTATTTGTTAGAGCAGTGCAAGTTTATACTGCAACTGGATCTACTTATACTGGAGCTAATACATATTTAGAAAAAAGAGATTTAACATTTTTAGAGGAATATATTTCAGCAACTACATCCACTGGCACACCAAAATATTATGCAATGTTAGATACTGGGGCTTCTGGAGAAAGCTCATCCAACTCTGGATCTATAATTGTATCACCAACACCAAGCGGAACGTTTGCTTATAAAATTCACTACAACGCAGCTCCAGCATTATTAGAAAATAATGATACTAATTATATTAGTATGAATTTTCCAAATGGTCTGCTATATTGTTGCCTAGCAGAAACTTATGGTTTCTTGAAAGGCCCAGCTGATATGCTGCAATTATACGAACAAAAATACCAACAAGAAGTACAAAAATTTGGAGGAGAACAACTAGGTAGAAGACGAAGAGATGACTATACAGATGGAACAGTTAGAATACCAGTCAACTCACCAACACCTTAAGGAATAAATTATGGCATCAAGTTATACAGATATTGGAACAGAGTTAATGGCAACTGGCGAAAACGCCGGAACTTGGGGAACAAAAACTAATACCAATATACAGATTTTAGAAGAAGCAATTAATGGTTACGTGTCACAAGCTTTAACAAGTAGTGGTACAGTAGCTTTAACTTATACAGATGGCTCAACAGGAGATGTAGCTCGTCACGCGGTTATAGCATTAACAGGAACAATTACTGGTAATGCAGTAGTTACAGTTCCAGCTAATGAAAAAGTTTGGATTATAGATAACCAAAGTTCAGGTGCATATACTGTTACAGTAAAAGTATCTGGCCAAACTGGAGTTACTTGGGGAACCTCAGATAAAGGAACAAAAATTTTATACGCTAACGGCACAGATGTTGTAGATACAAACATAGGTGGCGGAGTTGGAGCACAAGATTTAAATGGAGAAGAATTTATTTTAGATGCTGATGCTGATACAAGTATTACAGCAGATACAGATGATCAAATAGATATTAAAATTGCAGGTGCTGATGATTTTCAATTTACAGCAAATACTTTTACTGCGCAAGCAGGTAGCACAATTGCTGCACAAGCATTAACTGCTACAACAGTTACAGCTAGTGGTATTGTAAAAACAGATGACACTACTGATGCAAGTTCTACAACTGATGGTTCCTTACAAACTGATGGTGGATTATCTGTAGCAAAAGATGCTGTTATAGGTGATGACCTTAAATTATTAAGTGATTCTGCTGTATTAAGTTTTGGTGCAGATTCAGATACAACTTTAACACATACAGATGGTACAGGGTTAACTTTAAATTCAACAAATAAATTAACTTTTCAAGATACTGGTACTTACATTCATTCAAATGCTGATGGAGATTTAGATGTAGTTTCTGATGGTACAGCAGTTGACTCTATTAATTTAGAATCTGCTGGTGGTATTACACTTGATGCAGGCACAGCTGGTAGTGGTATTATTTATGAAGATGATGGCACTGAAATGCTTCGTGTTCATAATTCTAGTAGTGACGTTATTATAGAATCAAAAGTATCGGATAAAGACATAATATTTAAAGTTAACGATGGTGGTTCTTCTACAGAAGTTGCAAGAATTGATGGTGATGTTTCTGCACTGTTAATAGCATCTGGTAAAGAATTAAGATTTGCTGATTCAGGAGAAAAAATATCAGGCGACGGCACAGATTTAACATTAAACTCAGGAGCTGATATTAATTTAACAGCTACAACAGATATTAATGTTCCAGCAAACGTCGGTATAACTTTTGGTGATGATGGAGAGAAAATTGAAGGTGATGGCACTGACTTAACTGTTTCTGGAAATAATATTAATCTTACAGCTACAGCAGATGTAAATATACCATCGGGAGTAGGACTTACTTTTGCGACAGCAGAAAAAATAGAGTCAGATGGAACTGATTTATCTATTACAGTTGGATCAAATGGAGATATAAATATTCCAGCTAATATTGGTGTAACTTTTGGTGATGATGGTGAAAAAATTGAAGGTGATGGTACAGATTTAACAATATCAGGAAATAATATTAATCTTACAGCTACAGCAGATGTAGTTATTCCAGCTAATGTTGGAATTACATTTGGCACTGGTGAAAAGATTGAAGGAGATAGCACAGATTTAACAGTTACTTCTGGAGCTAAAATTAATCTTACAGCAACGTCTGATGTACACATTCCAAACAATGTTGGAATAGTATTTGGTGGGGATAGTGAAAAAATAGAAGGTGATGGCACCGACATGACTATTTCTGCAAACAATTTAACAGTTGATGCAGCAGCAGATATTATTTTAGATGCAGCTGGAAATAATTTAACATTTAAATCTGGTGGCACATCTATTTTAGATGTTGCAAATAATTCTAGTGACGTAGAGTTAACTGTTAGTGTTGCTGATAAAAATTTTAAAATAAAAGGAACAGATGGAGCTTCAGCTATTACTCCTCTTGACATTGATATGGCAGATGCTGGTAAAGCAACATTTAGTGGAGCGGTAGTTGTTGGCGGTGATTTAACAGTTAATGGAACAACTACAACAGTTAATAGTACAACAGTTACAATAGATGATCCTATCTTTACTTTAGGTGGAGATACTGCACCAGGTTCCGATGATAATAAAGATAGAGGTATAGAATTTAGATATCATGATGGTTCTTCTGCTCGTATAGGTTTTTTTGGTTTTGATGACAGTGCAACAGCATTTACATTTTTAACTGCTGCTAGTAACTCATCAGAAGTATTTAGTGGAACAGTTGGTAACATAGTTGTTGGTACTGTTTCTGCTACTTCAGTAGATGCTGATGGTGGAGTTACTGTTGACAATATTACAATTGATGGCACAGAAATAGATTTATCTTCTGGAGATTTAACAATTGATGTTGCAGGAGATTTAATACTAGAAGCAGGAGCAGATGTTAATGTTCCAGCAAATATAGGTGTAACTTTTGGTGATGATGGTGAAAAAATTGAAGGTGATGGAACAGATTTAACAATAGCATCTAGTGCTAAAATTAATTTAACAGCGACATCAGATATACATGTTCCAAATAATGTTGGAATAGTATTTGGTGGAGATTCAGAAAAAATTGAAGGTGATGGAACTGATTTAACAATATCAGCAAATAATTTAACAGTAGATGCTGCGGCAGATATTATATTAGATGCTGCTGGTAACAATGTAACATTTAAATCTGGTGGAACTTCAATTCTTGATATCAGCAATAGTTCAAGTGATGCAGTAATTACTGCAAGTGTTCAAGACAAAGATATTGTATTTAAAGGTGACGATAATGGAAGTGCTATTACAGCGTTAACTTTAGATATGTCTGAAGCAGGTGCAGCAACATTTAATTCAACAGTTACATCTGGAGCAGGATTAGTTATAGCTGACGCTGGTAACATAGGTTCAGCTTCTGATACAGATGCAATAGCAATTGCTTCAAATGGGGTTGTAACATTTAGTCAAGCACCTGTATTTCCAGATGGAAGTATAGCTGTGGCAGACTTAGATATAGACGGAGCAACGGATATAAATGCTGCTATTGTAGACGCTGATTTGTTTATCGTGGATGATGGGGCAGGTGGAACTAATAGAAAAGTAGCTGCTTCAAGGCTAATAACATACGTAGATGCCAATGCTAATTTTGCTTCAACAGGAAAAGCTATTGCAATGGCCATCGTATTCGGATAGAAGGAGATAATATGGCAACACCAAATATAGTAAATGTAGCAACAATTAATGCAGTTAATTCAACTGCTTTATTGGATGGTACATCAAGAACAACTGCAATAGACGTTGCAGACGAGAAAGTAGCAAAAGTAAATACAATACTTGTTGCAAATGTTGATGGCACAAATGCTGCTGATATAACAATTGAAGTTAGTGTGGATAATGGTTCTAACTATGTTAAAATTGCAAATACAATTTCTGTACCAGCAGATGCAACTTTAAGTTTTTTAGAAAATCCAATTTATTTAGACGAAACAGATTTGTTAGCTTTTACAGCGAGTGCTGCAAATGATTTAACTTATTTCGTATCATATGAATTGCTGAACGATTAGGAGGTTTAATTTATGGCTGGAAATGGCGGTATAATTGGACCTTTAAGAGTAGTATGTACGCCCGCTACTAAAATCACAACATTTACATCATCAGGAACTTTTCAAAAAAGAAACTGTACAGCAACTGTGCCAGAAATAATGGTAGTAGCTGGAGGTGGCGGAGGTGGAGCTAATAAAGGTGGTGGAGGCGGTGCAGGTGGTTATAGAACTTCAGCTTGTGTTTCCATGCCTAATGCAGCTTTAGCAGTTACAGTAGGAGGTGGTGGCAATGGAGCTACTGGTTGTGTTCCATTAGGTGCTGTAGGTGTTAAAGGAAGTAATTCAGTAATAGCTTGTATAATGACATCTACAGGCGGTGGTTTTGGAGGTGGTTCTGGAAACGGAGCACCTGTTAGAGCAGGTGGACCAGGTGGTTCAGGAGGAGGTGCAGCAGAACAATCTCCCGCACCAGCAGGTTCTGGTAATACTCCTCCCGTAAGTCCTTCTCAAGGAAGTAATGGTGGAACTGCAAGTGATTGCGGTGGAAGTAATGTAGGTTCTGGTGGTGGAGGTGGAGCCAGTGCAGTAGGTGCTAATGCATCAGGACCTAGTGCAGGTAATGGTGGTGCAGGAACAGCAAACAATATTACAGGAAGCTGTGTTACTTACGCTGGAGGTGGCGGAGGTGGAGCAAACGCTAAAACAAAAGGATCTGGTGGATCTGGTGGTGGTGGAAACGGTGGTCAAAATTCAAGTCCTACTACAGCTGCAACAGCAGGATCAGCTAATACTGGCGGTGGTGGCGGTGGTGGTAATGAAAATGGCACAGGTGCTGGCGGTAATGGTGGTTCAGGCATAGTAATTATAAAAGAAACAGTTCCAAAATGTGCATCAGGTGTATGGAATATTCATGATCATTTTTCAAATATTAAATGCTCTACTTGGATAACTAGAAGAGCAACAGCAGATTATTTAGTAGTAGCTGGTGGTGGGTCAGGTGGTGGTGGAGCAGCTGGTAATAGAGCAGGTGGTGGCGGTGGAGCTGGTGGTTATAGAGCCACTGGTTATGGACCAAGTCCACTTAGAGGAACAGCATTAACTTTAAGAGTAGGCTGTTATCCAATTACAGTTGGAGCTGGAGGAGCTGGAGATAGTTGCGGTGGAGCTAGTGGAAGCAGTTCAATATTTTCAACTATTACTTCTGCTGGAGGAGGTGGAGGTTCTGCTAGTACTGGGGGTTCAGGAGGTGGAGGACACTTTACTGGAAATGGAGCAGCTGGTAATACGCCTCCAACAGATCCACCTCAAGGAAATAATGGTGGTAACGGATTTAATCAAGCTGCAGTTCCAGGTGTTTTTGCTGGTGGTGGAGGTGGTGGTGCTACCGCAGTCGGAGCTAATGCTTCTCCAACTGCAGGAGGAAATGGAGGTGCAGGCGCACCTAATACAATTTTAGGTCCAGACACTCTC